AATACCACAGACCAAGTGGTATGCTTTGGTCTGAAAACACTGGAACCCTTAAAAATGGTTTGTATGTTCCTAACGGTTATGAAATTGGCGTGGACCCCGAAAGTGTTGAAGACGAAACATTGCTAGACCAGTTCCTACTTATTACTGATGACAATAGACAGCCTCTTGAGTTCTCAGAAGAAAGAATTGAAAAGCGTGAAAGAATGATTAATGGTCGTATGAGATCGTATCACATTGCAGACAAGATAACATTAAGCACAAGTTGGGATATGATTCCATCTAGGTCTCATGCAAATATTCCAACATTTGATGCAGTAACTGGAGTATCTCCACATAAGTCTTATACATCAGATGGAGGAGCAGGCGGAGCAGACATGCTTGAATGGTATGACGCACACAAAGGATCTTTTTGGGTGTTTCTTGCATATGATAGAAAAGGTATTTTTAAAGGAACGCCTGAGCCATATGACCACCTTCAGCAGTATAATCAACTTATAGAGATGTTTATTAGTGATTTTTCATACTCTGTTGAAAAACGAGGAACCAAGTTTGATTTCTGGAATGTCTCAGTAACACTGGAAGAAGTATAATGTTTGAAGACAAAGACCTGCAAAATTTTTTAGAGACTTCGTCCACGGTACGAAACAAGTCAATAATAATAGCAGAATGGAATATGAATATACCAACCAATATAAAACATATTGGAAACTATAGGTATAGACCGACAGATGCTTCTTCTCTTTATTCTTCGCTTCCAACAAGTTTTGATATTAATGATGATGGAAATTTTTATACAGGAGCAACCGATGCAGACACTCTTGTAGATGGAACATTCGACAATGGTGATATCCCAACAACATTTTTAACAAAGAAAGAAAAACTAAAGACTCTCTATTCTTTGGAGGAGTGCTTTAATCAATTTAGACCAAGATCTGGAATCAATAAAGCAGTATTTTTTGAAAATGGAAAACTTCATCACCCAAATCTTTTTATGGCAGATAGACCAAGATACTACATGCCAGATAAAAACGATAAGTTTAAATATTGGACATCGTACAGAGGTGAAGGAACATATAAGTATACCTATAATGACAACACAGTCTCATACGGTCCATCTCAAATATTTACAGATAAAGATGGAAAACAAAAACTAGGCACTGTTGAAACTTGGTCTGAATATGGTATCGCATCAAAGGTAAGAGGATCTCAGAACTCTATAGAGGATGCTTGCCCTTTTGTTGTTTATAAGGAAAAGATTCCAACAAATAGAGTTGTAGTTAAAATGCAAACCCATACTGGAACAGAAAACCTAGGACCATTCTCATCACCAACTGGAGCATTTGCAGACCCATTCTTTGGAGAACTAAATCAAAAAACTCCTTCACGATGGAAGATCCAATTTTTAAAAGATGGGAATTGGGAAAATGTTATTTCTTTTAATCCAGCAATAACAAGGGTAGATGGAACCCCAATTATTAAAAGTGATGGATACGTTGAAATAGCATATGGTCTAATTGTTCCAGATGAATGGAGACCAAACTTTGTTTTTGCAGAAGTATATACAAGCGTGTCTCTTCTTCCAGAACAGTCCGTAGTTGGATATGCCTATCTTATTAAAGAAAATGAAAATGATATCGGAAAGTTTTATATTTGGAATGGTAACGACTATACAATCATAACCCCAAAGTATGGATGGTATGTTCAAGACGAAACAGTAGATAGACTTACAAACTTTGTTGTAGACGCTACATCTCCAAATGTATTCACTAAGTCTTTAGACGGAAAAGAACAGTATAGAGAGTTTGAATATATCTCTGGAATTAGAATTGTTGTTGAGTCAATGAATGTAAAAGACTCAACATTTGACCTTATAGAAATATCTCCAAGACTTGTTATGAATATTTCTGACAAGACATTAGACTACTCAATTAACAAGAGTGCGTCAGATCTTGGACTAAGTGGTTTACCAGTTGGACAGTTAATTGCGTCTAATGGAAATATAAATATCTTTGATTATGATCAAGCGTTTAATGAAAACAACTCATCAAGCATAATATCAAAATATATAAACAGACACATTCAGTTTAAATTCTATGAAGTCATTGTTGATGTTGCAGGTTGGGACTATTGGGTTCCAATTAAAACACTGTATTCAGACTCGTTCCCAAAGCAAGACCTTATGGGCAAAACTGTTTCTTTATCTTTGAGAGATATGTATTGGTATTTAGAATCAATGACTGCTCCACAAATATTGATGACAGAGGTTTCTGTCAGTTCTGCAGTATCCCTTTTGCTTGACCACATTGGTTTTTCTAATTACACATTTAAAAGAGTTGCGAATGAAAAAGAAACAATAATCCCATACTTTTTTATTGGACCAGATAAGAGCGTTGCAGAAGTACTACAAGATCTAGCAGTATCAACTCAAACTGCAATGTTTTTTGATGAGTACAATAATTTTGTAATGATGAGCAAAGACTACATCATGCCAACAAAAGAGCAAAGACCAACAACCTTTGAACTTAAAGGAACAAATGATTTAGTTCAAGATAGAGAAGTAAAGAACAAAACGGTTAACAATAAAAAACTTGCAAATGTCATTTCTGTGTCTGTTCAGCCAAACAATGTCTACAATGATGGCGTAATTAACTATACAACAAGGCACATACAAAGATCAATTGGGTCTTTAAGGCAGGCTAGTCTTTTAGATGATGAAAGGCTATATACATATAAGCCAGTACTGTTGTGGGAAGTATCTGGAACAGAAAACACAAAATCTATAAACAATGAGGTCAATACGCAGTCAGCATATGTGCTTAGCGCAATACCACTTAATTCTAATCTTTCTGCAGATGTTCCAACTGTGAAAAATAATATTGTAATAAATAACACATTTAGTCTTGGAGAGGCTGCCTACTGGATTACAAGATATAACGGATATTTTTATTCACAGGGAGAAATTATAAAATATGATGCGGTCCAGTACAACGTTACTGGTTTTGGGAATGTCTGGATAACTTCCATAGAAGATTATCAAAACTATTTCTCCAAACTTCCATTTAACGGAAAAATATATCCAACTGGGCTTGTAAGAATATATTCTGAGCCAAAATATTTTGAGCAATCAGGTGTTATTAAATTACAAAATGGAGAAGTTCAAAAGCATGGCCGTGGTCAGTTTGGAACAACAGTGGTTGCACACAGCGCTGGAATATCTGACTATTGGAAATCTGATGACAATGTAAAGGGTTGTTACATGTCTTCAGAACATCTTTTTGAAAAAAAGCAACTACCTCTTCTAACAACAGTAGCATCTTCTGGCAAGTTGACTGACTCTGGAGTATCTTCTGATGCACTATCAAGAACATCGTCTAGAAGTGGAATTATTAAAAACTTTATGTCAACTGTAAACGTTGGAGAAATAACAACAAACACTCAACAGGTTCCAGGATCAGTTCAGTCATCAGCACTTTCACTAACTGGTCCAAACTTTAACACTAAAGAAAAGCCAAGAAATTTTATTTCATATGTTCATAAGTCTCTACAAGGTAAAAAATATAAACATTTTGGAACAAGGTTAAGAATTATTGGAAACATAGAAAGCAACCAAGATCGTGGACAAACATCAAACGGGTCATCAACATACTATGTTGTAAATGGTTCTACCCCAAATAAAAATATCAACATTGCTGGCGGATCTGCAGGAATTGCAGTAATGCTAAATCCAACCACAAATGTTGGATACTACTTTGAAATAGCAGCACTTGGGCTAGGAGACTTATCAAAAACAGAAAGACAAAGTGTTAGTAATGTCTTTTTCTATAAGGTCAAATCTGATAACGGTAAAGCAATTCCTATAAGTCTTTGGGATGGTCTAGCAAAAATAACTGTTGATGATGGAAGGTTTACTGGGCAGTCAAGAATGTTTGCTGAGGAAAATCCAACGGTATATGACTTGGCAGTAGAATATGAAGACATAGGAAGTATAAGACGATTCTATCTATATATGAATGGGTCACTAATAAAAACAGTAGATGACAACGATCCTCTTCCAATTTATTCTGATATTGCTTTGTTTGCAAGAGGCTCATCACGAGCAATGTTTGAAAATGTATATGCCCTATGCAATAATTATTCTCAAAATACTTCATTTCGTTTAGGTGCTCCAGTTAATTCTGTTTTTGGAGATAATGAAATTGATGCAGATGAGTCTTTTAGAAAATATGCTATTAGTGGATTAATTCAAAACACATATCTTTCTGGAGTCGGATCATCAGAGCCTCCAAAATATGATATATATTTTGAAGAGTTTGGAAGCATTATGAGAGAGGCAGCAGCATTTAATTTTAAATATGACAAAGCCTACCCAGCATTAACTGCAAAAATCTCTCCAACATTTAATAAGATAAAGGGATACGTTGTTTCTGGTTTTAGAGCAGGTTCTTATGGGGCAGAGTTTCTTATTTTCAATGCAACAGATACAGCCATCAGCCTAGACGAAACAAGTGGAAACTATTTAAGGATTCAAGGAATTACTTTTACACAGCAGTCTGATAATAACTTGACAGTTGACGAATACTTTAATAAGAATAGTCTTGAGTCAAACCCTCAGTTTATTGCAGATAAGTTAATTTCAAATCCATTTAAGTTTAAACAAGACTATCAAGACATAAAGTTAAGCAGAATGACATACGGCAAAAAAGACTTTGCTTTAGATGCCAAATACATACAGTCACAAGACGAAGCATCAAACCTAATGAAGTGGATGATTGAAAAAACAACAAAGCCAAGAAAGTCTATTGGAGTTAAAATATTTTCAATTCCAACAATTCAACTTGGTGACATAGTTAGTTTAGATTATCAGGAAAACAGTGTAAACATGGCATCAAACCCATCTAGTAGATTTGTTGTTTATAACATTGATTTTTCTAGAGGACCTGATGGTCCAGATATGACATTGTTTTTAAGTGAGGTAGTGTAATGACAACTGGCGCAACAGCAGATCTTCCAGATCCAAAAAAAATACTAGATGATAAATCAGTAAAAATTGCTACACCAGACTTAATCATTGCAAGTGATGAGTTGGTTTCTATTGAAATAATGACAGACCTTATATTCGAAGACATAGGCGGATATGAACTTGCCACAATATCTAGACACGATTTGGTAAATGGACAAAAGGTTATTTACACCCCAATTAAAAATCTAACAGATCTGTATTTACAGTACAACCCAAACAATGTTTTAAGGCTTCAATCATCTGACGCATATCTTAGGTCTTTGCCTCTGTCAATTTTTGACTATTTGCCAGTTTGTGGAACTGGTTACGACCTAGAGCCAGTATACATTTCAGAAGGAGTTGTGGATCCAGACAAGACTAAGTGGATAAAAATTCCTAATTGCAGGTCAGTCTACATAGACCCCCTAACAGGAGATTTGGTTATTAATTTAATTAACATTAAAGAAAGTGACCAAGCAGAAGTACAAATATTGACTAGTGGAGAAATTTTTGATGATACAATACATAATGGGAGTAATTAATGATAACTAATATAGGTAAAAATCTTTTAGCCAAGTATCTTGTAGGGCAGACACAATCATATGCCTCTCATATTGCTGTGGGCTGTGGACCCACTCCAGTGGCTTCTGACGGGGGTAATTTTGGAGACTACGCATTAAAGGAGTCTTTAGATTTTGAAATGTTTCGTGTTCCGATTATCTCTAGGGGTTTTGTAAATGAAGACGGTATAGATAAGGTAGTTTTAACAGCACAACTGCCAACAGAAGAGAGATATGAAATAACAGAGGTAGGAGTGTTTTCTGCTGCATCAAACCCAGTTGCTGGAGCATTTGATAGTAGGAATATATACTCTTTTGCTGATACAGATAGTTGGCTGTACCAGCCTTTTGGCTCTTCCGCTGTCGATATTGAAACTATCTATAGTCCACTAGATGATCGTGTAGTTAATATAATCAATGCAACTGCATCAGGAACAACTATAACTTACACAACAGATGCAAACCACGGACTTGCAGTTGGAAATAAAATATCTATAATTGGTGTTTCTCCAGTTGTTTTTAATTTATTAGATAAAAATATTCAAACGGTTCCAACATCAAATACATTTACAATAACTGCACCAAGTGCAATTACATCAACATTTGTCTCATCAGGATATTTAATTAACGATGTAGAAACAAATATTATTAATCAGGTTTATCCAGTATTTCAAACAAACGCAGACAATAAAATTTTTACAAATTCAAACAGGGTGGCAAGAAACGAAAGATGCAGATTTTTAAATAATATTATTGCTATGGTTGGAAATAGTTCTACCCTTACACTTGATAATTTTGGAAATATTGAGGTCGGAACTGGATCAAAATATATTAGGCTTAATGAGACCACTGTAGATCTTACAAAGAATAATCCACTAGACGAACTAAGGCTTGCATTTTCTGTTGTAAATAAGGTTGGAAATGCTAATAATACCGTTCCAGATAATGTTAAAATATTATTAGAGTTTTCTCATACAGGGCCAAACTCTG